TGCTCTTCTGGTGTCAAAATTACCTTCATAATCATCACTCATATCAATGTTATCCAGTTGAACCGGAACATTGATTACCTCATTCAGATTACCCAAGAACTTGATAGGGAGTGTATAACCTGGTTGAAAGTAAGGAACAACTTGTTCAATAATTTGAAGCATATCATCATTCAATTTGGTATAAATTGAAAGAGTGATTGTCATGTTATACGGAACAGGAAGATATCCTCTCTTCGTCTCTGTTCCATCGGAATTTGTATAAACTACCGTCTGGGTTTGAGTTGATTTTCTTGAGGAGTCATACGCTAGATTTGTAAATTCAAATGACATCCTTGGAAGTGTGATTTGAACTGGTGCATTCAAATCTGGATTCTGTTTTAGTCTTGCAAGAAATTTTTGAGTAGGTCCGTAAGCAAGAGGAACTTTAATGACACTAGATGTGGAGTCATTCTCATCTTTATGTTGAATTTGGATTCCATTAAACAAAGAACCAAATCCAATAATTACAGATCTAAAGATCTCATTGTAAAAATATTCAAACATTACTTTGAAGACATATACTTCTATTTAACAACTTTTAATTACGGCATACCAAATGGATTGGATGTTGAGAAATCTAAAATTGTTTTTGCTTCTGCCTCAATGTTATCATTATCAGCAAATGACGTAACTAAATCATCCGTATTTACAGACCCAACTACATATTTTGCTCCAGATGTATTGCCGGTTATATATTCTTGTGGAACAAAACTACCACTTACAATACTGATCTCCATAATGTTTGTAACACCGTTCCATTCCTTAACTCTTGCAGTTGTACCAGACACAGAACCAGTTACAGTCTCATTAAATACAAACATTCCACCAACATTAATATCAGGATTATCGACAAATGGTGGATCAATAATTACGACTGGGTGGGTATCATATCCAGAACCACCATCAATAACATAAATTGCTGTAACAATACCTGCACTAATTGCTGCGAGACCAACAGCATATCTAGATGGTGACGGATAGAATGAATCGAATGTAGTAGTAGAAGAATCCCAATAATGATTAGTATCACTGAATAATGGGTAAGTACCCGCGGTTAAACCAATAGAAACCTTAGGTGCCTTGATATATCCAGAACCACCATCTGTAACTGAAATTGTCCGAATGGAACCGTCTGTGGAAATACCAGTAATGGCAGCTGCACCAACACCAGTATCACCAGTTATTGATATCCAAGGTGGGGTAGTATATCCACAACCAGCATCTGTCATGTGAATAGCAGAAATTCTACCACCTATACCATTACAATTTGGATAATCATAAGATAGTGAAGCAATACCGGTAGCAGTAATTCCTCCTGGAGGTGCTGAAGAGAAACCAACTTGAGGTTGTGTCACATAATCTTTACCCATATTGGTAATAGTTACCTGACTCACCGCACCTGCGGGACATACCTGGGCAGTTGCTGTTGCAGACCTACCCGCACCAATTAGTGCCAGTGTCTGAATATAGCCAATCTGTGCAATCTCATCATCAATATCGTCAACACCAGTATCGATAACTTCGTCTTCGTAACGAAAGAGTTCGCATCTTAACTCATAGACATATGTCTTCTTAAGTTGGTAGAAAGGTTGCTCATGCTCTACAAATTTAATTTCAAATAATCTATCCCCAAGAGGGAAGTATATTAAGTCACCCTCTTTTGGTCGTGTCGAAAGTTCAATATCTGGAATATCTTTAATAAGTGGTGTAATATAATTCTCATATCTTTCTTTTGAAATTACGAGTTGTAGGTCATCTCTATTTTCAATACCAAACTTTGAGAGAATACTTCCCTGGCCAGTATATCCTTCATAGTTGTCAACATACGCCTCAATGGGATATGCGTTAGTGAAGTCAGACTGAATAACTTCTTTTATGACAGTATTAGTTGTAACATACCTTCTGGGTAAGTAATAGACTTCTATTCCATACATCCTCAACTGTTCGTTGACAAGACTCTGGACTAGATTCTGCTCAGTTTTACTACCGTTCAGGAAAAATGGGTTGAGCATAATGTATTACCCAATAAGATCTAAAGGTGGAAGTTCATATGTACTCATCATCTTCTCTTGGATCTTATCAAGATCTGCTTGACCGTCTTCATATATTTGTCTTCCATTAAATTCAATACCACCTGGAAGCTTCACACCCTGGAACTTAATCAAATTTTGACCCCACTGCTTTTTAACAAGTGCGGTTACATATGGTTTCAGGAACGAATCGTTCCAAATTCTTGAATACTCATTGGGGTCATTTGCAGCCCAACAATCAAGAACAATAAACTCACCAACCTGTAATTCACTCCAATCAATGTCCAAATATAATTTATCGGTTCTTTGATTAAATCTAATCTGTTTATGAGTATTCAGGATAAAGTTAATTGTCTCCAAATAACCCATTGTCATTGAATATGATGTCAAATCATAACCAGATGCACCAAATCCATTGAGACCAATAAAGTCATTCAACATCATTTGATATTTGACATTGAACATTCCTTGTCCCATTCCACCACCAAACTGGAATGCTTTATTCACTCCAATAATTGAAGGTGGAATTTGTATATAATTGCTATTCTGATAGTATGTAAATGTTGTTGCAGTTCCTACAATATTTGCAGTAGCTGACGTTGATGCAATACCTGTAGTTCCACTTTCATTTTGTGGTGCGCCAGGTGGTCTTGCTCTTCCTCTATTAATATCATCTTGAGTTATCTGATACTTCAAATATACCTGGGTAACGCCATCAAAGTGTCTCTCATTGAAATATTGAATCGCATCATCAATAAGATCCTGAACCTGTTCGTCAGCAACATTGACCTCCAAAACAGGAGCACCAAGTTGTCTCAAAACATAATCAGTGAATTCTTGTCTGGTGGTAGGCTGAGCCATTTATATAAGAACTTCTATATTGACTATTTATAGTCTGGTCTTAACATCGATGTAATATCTGAAAGTAAATTCTTAATATCACTCATATCACCTTTTAGGGATAACACTTCAGTTTGAAGAGAATCAAGTCTCTGTCTCTCCTTAGTCATACTATCTCTAGTTTTCACATAAGCTTGGAACTCAAGGTTATTTTTATTAAGAATGGCTCCGGTTGAGGAGTCTCTAAAATAACCTTCCATTCCTTCTACTGGTATCAACTGTTTCATATCAAGCGAACGAAATTGCACGAAGGGTTCTTATGAGTGGAGCATTAGACTGATCAGTCGATGTACCCACTATCTTGATGCGGAAAGAACCAAATGGTACCAAGTCATCAATTGTGAATTTATACTCCTTGTAGAGGTTCACAGACGGCTCTGGTTGATAGGAATCAATCGTAGGTACTTTTACATCAGACGTACCATTATTGTTTGAGATATCAATAATGGCGCCATTACTCGCAACATTCGAATATCCTGGGAATGGGATAAAGACTGTCTCTTCCGGTTTAGTATCCTGGTTCAATGCATAGAATAGTCTAATATCATTGTTATTGGAAATATATGCATCCAATATAACTTGGAGAGAAGTTGCAGGATTCTCAAGAACAATATTCTTGGAAACATATACGAACGAGTTTGGATCAGTCTCAGTACCATTGACTCTAAAGTCGGCTGCATAATCAGTAACCGGTCTATTTACTCTGTTTGAAGTAAAGACTACAGAAGCGTTATCCAAGTCAATTGCAGGACTCAATCTTTCGTCAGCAGTAAACATACTGAACAACATAGAGAATGATTTCTGACCAGGATATGTGTCACTATTCAAATATAGAGACTCATTCAGTGGTGATGCAATCATTCTCTGAGAGTTAAAGTAATTTTTACTGAAGATATTGATTTGTTCGTAACCCTCATCAACATACGACTGTTGATTTCCAGAAATACTTGATGCAGAAACTGTTCTTACTTGAGTAATAAGGTTGGTACTAGTTGGTGTGATTGTAGTCACTTTTGGTGTAATCAACGAGAAAGGTAGGTTATAAGAACCTGTAACATCTGGACCACCACCAACAGTTCTTTCATTAAAGTATAGTGGGGCAAATCCATCTGCATTAGCGGGTGCTCTATTAGTACCACCAATGTTCATCTGAATTTTGATATAATAGTAATCCAAACCAATAGGTGCCTCTGTCAGATCACTTGCATTGACATTTGAGAGTTGATGTTGTCTATTAATTCTTCTCAATGAAACACCATTCAATTCATACTTACTAACAAGTTCTCCCAGATCGTGAGTTGCAATCGTCGTATTATCTACTCCTCTTACAACACCCGTCAGTGTTCTACCATTCACACCATTGTAACTGATAAGTTCGTCTCCGACCTTAACGTAACCAGGGTTAGTGGCGCCAACTCCAATATTTTCAAATGTGGTGAATTCAGTTGCAACACCATCAAGAGTAATAAATGTAGTTGTATTAAATTTATATTCTTGGGCAAGACTGATTGGTATAGTATTTGAAGCTACATCAGCAAGATCAAGTCTATCTACATTCGAATATAGGCCATGATTTCTTTGGAACACCTTAATGTAATCACCGTGTGTTACGATGTTTATTGGGGAAACAGGAATTACATCTCCACCAACACTAAAATTAAGTTCTGTTGTAATACCACTGTTATTATCATAGTGTAGTGGGTAACTTGCATTGGTTACAAAGTTACCTTGAACATTATTCAATATCAGAGTGTTATTTCCGAGAATCGATTCAACAGAAAGTTGCATTCCAGAACCAAGATTAACCCCACCTAAATTGACTGGGGTTAATACATCACCAACAACATAACCAACACCACCATTGTTTATAGTTGCTGCTGTAGCAGAACCATTATTAATAGTAATATTTGCAGTAGCATTTAATCCCTTACCAGTAATTGAAGTCAGTGCAACTCCAGTATATGATTGAGTACCACTTGCCGGCACATATCCACTACCAGTGTTTGTAAGTGAAAGACTTGATGTTGCAGATCCTGCAAATGCAACCAATGTACCAGTTGCACCAATATTGAGTTGTTTGACAGTATTACCTACAGTTAGATTAGTATCTTGAACTGTAGTTCCAAGACCAACTCTAATTTCTCTAGAATTCATAGAGAGACCAGTTGGATCAATCTGTGAAAGTGATGTAGGTAGATTTGGATTAAAGAACTGAACGTTACCAGATGGGTTAAACGAAGATCTAAACATCTCAAACTTAAGGTCTTCATACTGACTTGGAGTCCATACTGAAGCATTTTGAGATTTAAACAAAGAGCCAAGAAGAGGTTGTTCTGTTACAAGAATCTGACCAGCCTCTTGGTCTATAGTTCTTACGTCAGCCTCACCCAATCTACTAATCCATACCTTCCACTCAACCGAGTGTGACAGTAGAACCATAGCATATTCAGTTCCACCGTTTAGATACACTGGAGAATCTAATGTGATGGTATATGGAATAGAACCATCATCACTGACTGTTACGTTTGCGGGTTCAATATCAACTTCAGAGAAGGCAAGAACAGTCTCTGTTGGTGTTCCAAGTTTACATTCTCTCAACTGGAAAGTTGCTGGAGTGTTTGCATCTTTTGATTGGAAGAATACATTGACTTTAGTAACAAAAATTCCAGTCTCGTCATCAACACGGAATGTTTGTGCGAGAGGGTCTCCTCCAAAAAAGCGTGGACGTGGTGGTGGAGTTGGTCTTCGTATCACATTAGTAGTGAAGTTATTACGTGTTACATTAGTGACGTTAGTAACATTAGTAACATTAGTAATAAAATCTTGTTGGATATTTGTAATATCTTGTTCGATT